CCCGAATCCATTGATACCTCGCATACAAATCGAGGTAGGGTCGACGCTAGGTGAGCCGCTGTGTTGAGTAAGAACTTCTTGTAGAAGCGATTACTCGTCATGACGACGCTAGCTAGGGATTCAGGACTTCCATCGTAGAAGGTTCTCCAGTAGACTGGTGTCACATCGACACCATCGTAGGAGTCAACGCCGCATGATTCCCTGAACTTTCCAGTCCAGAAAGTCTTACTGCTATTGATCTTGAAGTCGAGGACCTCAAGAGCTTCCACGAACAGATCCCGACAGTCTACAGGGATAATTATATCATCCCCATAGACGGCAATCTCCCCTGCGATACGAAGTATGTTCCTTTCACAAGGCTTCAGTTTGCGTGTCGTAAGGACACACGCCAAAGCTATGCTGAGAAACACTAGCGTTTCAACAGGGAACGTACAAGCGCTACCCATAGTCGAGAATTTTCTCAACTCAATGAGTGCTGGCACCTTCCGTGTCAGCTTTTGACTCACATAACGGGTACGCGTAGCTTGTAGAGCTATAAGCAGGTTAGGATTGCTCCTAAACAGCTGCCCCACAAGGTGGCATGTCACATGGTCGGAGGCGGACGAAAGGTCCACCGTAGCCAGGTGACCACCTGAAGAATTAGCTTTGCACAAAGACTGATTAAGAGATTGGTCGTCAAAACGACAAAATCTATCAATCCACGTCGATCTGCATCGCTGAGCGAAGTAGTCCAACAGGTTTTGTTGGCACCACTGATGCTCACTTGGTTCCGCGGCAATGAGCCGAGGCCCATCATAAGACTTCGGGACAGCGACCATTCTAGACGAAGGTTCTTGCGAACCCACACATCTTGAACGGCCACCGTTACCAGCCCAACTCGAATAACTATGGAAACCATAGTCGGCGATTGGGTACACATGTTCCAGCCGGTCGCTCCAGTTCGCGAAGACATACTTGTCGTGCGGACCAGTGACTTCTGAAACAGCACCTTTGCCATGCCTGAACCGCCAAGCACTTGGATCGTAAGACCCCAGTGCCGCGGATACGATACCTGACACGGTGTCAAGTGTCGTAAGGAAGAGCGAGAGCTGGATTCGCTTGCGCGAATCCATAGAATCAACCTTTCCTCTGTAATATAGGGACCTTTCGAAACCAACAAAGGTCTCCTTTACATGAGAGGGGTTAGGTTTATCTAGCGCCCAAAACCCATCGGGTTCTGGTAAAGCACTATCAACCTCAAGGAACTCGACGACAGCGTCTTGTACCTTACGAGGGTGGCATTCGACTACCGCTTTCTTGGCAGCATTAAATATCTGCCTTAGGAAGTAGATAGCTAAATGATCCACCTCATCCTTCAAGCTTCCATCTTCGTGAAAAACAAGTAGGTAGAGTCCCCTAAGAAACTTAGGGATCACTACAC